AGATGAAACCTATTCAGTAAAGTGCTGTAAGGGTAATATAATAAATCAAGGAATCGGTAAAATATAAAGTTATGAGTCAAAAATCAGTAAATAAAATGCTATTTAGCATTCAAGAAAAAGTTGAGTTAGCTTCTGCTAAAGACATACCAAAATATGAAACAAAATTAAAAGAAATACAAAAAGGAATTAGAGAATACGAAGAATTTAAAAACTCAACTAAACCTGAAATATTAAAGATTGTAAAATGGCTTAATGAATTAAAAGCAGGTGTTTTAAAATTAGGCATAAATTATAAAGATGTAAAAGGTTTAAATGAATTAAACGATCTCTATTGGAAAGTAAATGCAGAAGCAAAATCAAGTAAAATAATATAAGTTATGAGAAAAAAAGCGATGAGAAATGTGTCAATAATGACAGAACTATCTACAGAAAAGGTTGAGTTAGGAAACATAAAAGATTTTAAAGCAAAAAACAAAACTTTTGAAAAGTCTATGCAGAACTTTACATCAGATATTGTTAGTATAGTAAATGCAAGAGAAGCTGCAAGAAAAAAATATGTAAATCTTGTTAATGATTTTGCAGATTTGGATAAAGAATACCAAGAATTTAGAAAAGCAGTTTTAGATTTAGGCGTAGATATGCCACAAAAAATTGAAAGTGATTATAGAATTGCGATAGAGCTAATGAAACAATCTAACAACGACTACAGAGAATTAGTAAAATAATAAAAATGCAAATATAAATTTTAACACGTTATAGTAATATGAAATCAACAGAAATCTTAAACAAAATCAAGACTTACTTGGGAGAAGAAGTCAAAGAAGAATCTCCACAAGAAGCATTAGAGTTAGCACAGCTAAAACTCGAAAACGGAACAGTATTAGAAGCAGATGCTTTTGAATCAGGAAACGAAGTATTTATTCTTACAGAAGATGAAAAGGTAGCAGTACCTAAAGGCGAATACCAAATGGAAGATGGAAGAATGTTAGTAGTCGAAGAAGAGGGAGTTATTGCAGAGATTAAAGCTGCTGAAGAAAAAGAGCCTACAGTAGAAGAAGAAGATAGAACAGACGCTGAAGAAGAAAAAGAAGAAATGCAATATGTTCGCAAAGAAGAATTTGAAACTGCCGTTGAGGAAATCAAAGGTATGATCAAAGAGCTTAAGGATGAAAAGAAAGAGAAAGAAGAAATGGCAGAGCAAGTTAAAAAAGAACTTAGCAAAACTCCTGCTGTAGAGCCTATCTCTCACAATCCAGAAGCACAAGAGAAATTTAAAGTAAGATTCGGACAAAACAGAAAAGAAACTGCTTTAGATAGAGTAATGAAAAAATTAACCAATTAAAATTTAAAAAATGCCAAATCCAACAATTACAGGTAGTAGTTATGCAGGAGAATTTGCAGGTAAATACATTGCTGCATCTTTATTGACAGCAAAAACTTTAGATGATGCTGCTATTACTATTCTACCTAACATTAAATTTAAAGCTGCTATGAAAGTAGGGGCTTTCTCAAGTTTAGTAAGAAGTGCAGATTGTGATTTCGATTCAACGACTTCAGGACTTACACTTACTGAAAAAGTATTAACTCCAACTGAGTTACAAGTTAACCTACAGATTTGTAAAAAAGAATTACACGCTGACTGGGAAGCTGCTCAAATGGGCTTTTCTGCTTTTGATAATTTACCTCCATTATTTTCTGACTTTGTTATCGCAAGAGTAGCAGCAGAGGTTGCAAGTGCAACTGAAACTTCTATCTGGGATGGTGCAGCAGGAGAGGGTAACTTTGATGGCTTTAGAGCTTTAGCTTTAGCTGATGCAACTGTAAACGATGTTTCAGGAACTACAGTAACTTCTGCAAATGTAATCACAGAAATGGGAAAAATCGTTGACGCTATTCCTAGTGGTGTGTATGGTGCAGATGACTTAAACATTTATGTATCACAAAACATCTTTAAGGCGTATGTAAGAGCTTTAGGTGGGTTTGCTAGTGTAACTAGTGGATCGGGTGCTACAGCAGGTGTTGCAGGTATCGGTGCTAATGGTGTAGAAAATAGAGGTAACCTATGGTATTCAGGTGGAGCTTTATCTTTCGATGGTATCAACATTTACCCATCATCAGGTTTTAGAGATAACTGTGCTATTGCAGCAAGAGCAAGTAACTTATATTTCGGTACAGGTTTATTGAATGACAGAAACGAAGTGAAAGTTATCGATATGTCAGATATAGACGGAAGTCAAAATGTAAGAGTAGTAATGAGATATACAGCAGGTGTACAAATCGGTGTAGGTGCTGACGTAGTTCTTTACGACTAATAAATAAATTAAATTAACATATAAGAGGGTGGGTAGTATTCTGCCTACCCTTTTTTTAATACTTAGAAAATATGGCTTGTATATTATTAAAAGGTAGAGCTTTACCCTGTAAATCAGGAGTAGGTGGTTTAAAAGCTGTTTACTTTGTAGATTTTGGTGCTTTAGGAGATTTAACTCAATCAGGTGGAGAAGTATCAGCATTTGGTGGGAGCCCAACACTTATGAAGTTTGACATCAAAGGTACATCCACACTTGATACTACTGTTACATCATCGAGAGAGAATGGCACAACATTCTACGAATCAACATTAGTAATGAATTTAACATTCCAAGAAAAAGCAACATCTGAAGAAATAAAATTACTTGCAGTAGCACGTCCACAAATCATTGTAGCTGATTATAATGGCAATTTCTTTTTACTAGGAGAAAATAATGGTTGTGAGCTTACTACAGGTACATTTAGCAGTGGTGCAGCTATGGGAGATATGTCTGGTTATTCTTTAACCTTTACAACATCAGAACAAAACCCTCCATTATTTGTACAGAAATCTGTAATAGATGGCGCAACAGAGGGTACTCAAATAACACCTAATTAAAATTAATTTTGTATATTAGAGAAAATTTAGAGTTTTCATAATTTTTAAATTAGTTTTGTTTTTAAAGGGGAGTTTTTTAACTCCTCTTTTTTTATACACAAAATCTAAAGTTTATACGTTATATAAGTATGATACACTTAACATCAACTGCATCAGCACAAACAATAAAAGTAATACCTAGAAGTTATCTCTCAAGTGTAAAAATGACTGTAAGAGATGATTCAACAAACACCTCAACATCATATACTGAGGTAAGTGCAACTACAGATAAAAACTACTTAGTAATATCGAAGGCTTTTGATCCTGTATTAGTAGATGGAAGATTTTATGATTTAACTATCGAGGAAGTTTCAGGTGTATTTTCTAATGTAATTTATAAAGATAAAATATTTTGTGCTAATCAACTTATTAGTCAATCAAACAACTTGTATTATAGTGTTAATAAAAATGAATATACAACTCCATCAGGAGATGACAAGCACGATAACGATTATATAATTGTATGAAAAATAAATCAGATTTAAGTATTGTAAATTTAAGTACTTACACCTCACCTGTAGTAAAAGAGGTAAGAGGTAAAGACTTCATCGAGTATGGAGAAGATAATAACTATTTCCAATACCTAATAGACAGATACAACGGAAGTCCTACAAATAACGCTATTATAAATGGTGTTAGTGAGATGATTTACGGAAAAGGCTTAGATGCTACCAATTCAAATAAAAAGCCTAATGAGTATGCACAAATGAAATCTTTGTTTAACAATGATTGTACCAGAAAACTATGTTATGACTTAAAACTTATGGGGCAATGTGCAATACAAGTAATCTACTCAAAAGATAGAACTAAGATTGTACAGCTAGAACATATGCCAATCGAAACATTACGAGCAGAAAAATGCAACGAAAAAGGAGAAATAGAGGGTTACTATTATTTTAGTGATTGGGCAAAGTACAAGCGAGGAAACGAATTAAAAAGAATACCTGCATTTGGAACTTCTAAAGAGGGATTAGAAATACTTTACATTAAGCCTTATAGAGCAGGTTTTAAGTATTATAGTCCAGTAGATTATCAAGGTGGTACACAATACGCTGAATTAGAGGAGGAGATTTCTAACTTCCATTTAAACAACATACTAAATGGACTAGCACCAAGTATGTTAATTAACTTCAATAATGGAACTCCAGATCCTGAACAAAGAGAAATGATAGAAAGAAGAATCTACGAAAAGTTTAGTGGCTCAAGTAATGCAGGTAAATTTATTTTAGCATTTAACGACAATCCAGAAACAGCAGCAAGTATAGAGCCTGTACAATTAAGTGATGCACACCAACAATATGAGTTTCTCAGTAACGAAAGTTCTAAAAAAATTATGGTATCTCACAGGATTGTTAGTCCTATGTTATTTGGTATCAAAGACGATACAGGTTTAGGAAACAACGCTGACGAATTAAAGACAGCATCTATCTTGTTTGACAATCTTGTAATTAAGAGCTTTCAAGGACTTTTAATTGAGTCGTTTGATAGAATACTAGCTTATAATGATATCTCGCTTAATTTATACTTTAAAACGCTTCAGCCACTCGAATTCGTTGATATGGAGAATATCGAGGACAAAGAAACAAAAGAAGAAGAAACAGGAGTCAAATTAAGTAAGGAAGATGATTTTAGGGATTCTATAGCACAAGATTTAATTGATTTAGGTGAAGATGAGGAAGAACTATTAAAAGACTTTGATTTAGTAGATGAGTCAGATGTTGATTATGAATTTGATGACGAAATGGATGAATTGATAGAGCAGACAAACAATGAAATAAAATTAGCTAGAGTAGGAAAGGCTACACCTTATAGAGAAAGTGAACAAGACGGAAAAACACCTGCTGCTAAATTATTAGGCTTTACATTTTTAGTAAGATACTATTATAGTCCAAACAGAGTAAAGAAAACATCAAGAGAGTTTTGTAAAAAAATGGTAAGAGCTAGAAAAGTGTATCGTAAAGAGGATATAAAAGCTATGGATAGAATAGCAGTAAATGCAGGGTTTGGTAAGAACGGATCAGACACCTACTCTATATGGTTATACAAAGGAGGCGCAAGGTGTGAACATTATTGGAGTAGAAGAACGTATCTAAGAAAAGATGGCAATAAGAGTTTAGGTAAAAAGTTATATGATTCTGAAGCAAAAAGACGAGGTTTCATAGCACCTAAAAACGCACAAAAAGTAGCTATGAAGCCAAAGGATATGCCTTATAGTGGATATACAGCAGCATACGCTAAGAAAATAGGAATAAGTAGATAATTATGGCAACAGCATTATTCATATCGAGAACAGATTTAGTAAAGAATAGTATCATTGATGGAAATGTAGATACTGATAAGTTTATTCAGTTTATCAAACTAGCACAAGAAATTGAAATAAGAAACTATCTAGGCACAAAACTTTACGATAAATTACAAGCAGATATTGCAGGGAGTGGTGTTACAGGTAATTATCAGACATTATTAAACACATATGTTCAGCCTATGTTACTTTGGTTTGCACAAGCCGAGTATATTCCATTTGCTGCTTATTCTATAAAGAATGGTGGAGTGTTTAAGGGTACAAGTGAGAACGCAGAATCAGTAGTAAAAGAAGAAGTAGATTATCTAGCTAGTAAAGCAAGAGACAAAGCAGAATATTACACTCAAAGGTTTTTAGATTACATAAACAACAACAGTAATTTATTTCCTGAGTATAATGATAATTCTGGTGGAGATGTATATCCTGATTCAGATGCACTATTTAATGGGTGGGTGTTGTGATATACAAACCAAAAGAAAAAAATATAATCAAATTAAAACAGTATTTAAATGGCAAATACAATCGATTGGGCAATAAGTTATTCGTACAGTTATTGGGGAAACGGACAAAATGATAATAGTTGGGGAGATGACTACTATGTAGCGTATCTTACTTCTGATTTAAGAAGAAGAGCAACAACATACGAAAACAACGGAGAAACAGTAAAACTTTTAGAAGAACTATAATGAATCATCCTTTATTACAAAAAGCAAGTATTGTATTGACTCCAACAGCGTATGGGACAAGTACACTTAATTGTATAAAACCATCAAATGTAGAAGTTGAAAATAGTGTAACATCTTTTGCTAATGGTACAACATTCGCTTTAACAACATTTACATCTTCAAGTAATAATGTAACAAGTGGTATCGTAAGCTCTGCTTTTGGTGGTTGTGTTTCTAATGGTATTTCTCTTAAATCACAACAAAAAGTTAGAGTTAGATTTGACTATACTCAAAATAGTGGAGATGAATTAAGAGTTTTATTTAGTAGTGTAGTTACAGGAGCAGGATCACTAATTAGTGATTTAACAACAATTAACGCTACAGGTAAATTTGATCATACGTTTACTATTACATCTAATACTACAGGTTACTTACAGTTGGGTACAGGTAATTCAGGACACTCAATTAATTTTTCAGCTTTAAATGTAACAGCAGAAATTTTACCTACAGCCAACTTTGATTTCACAAGAAATACAACTGCAACAAGAGTTAATGAAAGTGGACTAATTGAAACAGTAGCAGTTCACACTCCTAGAATAGATTATTTAAGTGGAGTAGGTGTTATTCTTTGTGAGGGAACATCAACTAATACAGCTACTTATTCAAATGATTTTACACAAGGAGATATATTTAATGGTAGTGGCAATCCAAATGCTAATAATTCTGTAATAACAGCTAATAGTATTACTGCACCTGATGGTACTAACAATGGTTGGAAACTTACTGACAATGCTGATGGCGCTACAGGACAGGCTCAGTTAGCTTATTTTAGTACAAACGTAACAAGTGGACATAGTAATACTTTTTCTGTGTTTCTAAAAAAAGGCTCAACTGATTTTTGTTATCTTAGTACAGGAGGGTTTGATAGTACAGCAAATGGAGCAAGTTATTTTAATCTTAGTACAGGAGCTATATCATTTGCTAATTCAAAACATAATGATGTAAAAATGGAAGATTACGGAAATGGTTGGTATAGATGCTCTGTTAGTAACAGAACAACAACAGATGTTGTAGGTAGTTTTATTGTTGGTATTGCTACATCAAGTGGTAGTCTAAATATAACACGAGATGGAAGTAATTTTTTATATATGTTTGGTGTACAAGCTGAAGCTAATGATGATACTGATTTAGATAGCTTTTTAACATCGTATATACCTACTTCTGGAGCAACAGCAACTAGAAACAAAGATGAAGTTGAAAATGGTGGTAATGCTGATTTAATTAATTCTACTGAGGGTGTTTTTTATTTAAATCTTGCAGGTTTGTATCGTAAATTCAAATCAACTAGAAGAATCTCTTTAAGTGATGGTGGTAGTGGAGATAACGAAATAAGGTTTGATTTTACTAATGTTGAAGATAAAATTACAATGAGAATAAGAGTAGGAGGCGTTAATGTAGCTACTAAATCACTAACAGGTACTGTAGGCGATATTTCTCAATTTCGTAAATACGCTATACAATGGAAAGAAAATGATTTTAAATTTTATGTAGATGGCACAGAAGTACACTCAGACACAAGTGGCGCAACATATTCGGCAAACACCTTAGATAGATTAAATTTTTCGACAAGTGCAGGTGGCTCACACATAGAAGCAAAAGTAAAATGTATTGCTCTTTTTAAAGAAACTTTAACAGATGCAGAATTAGTAACATTAACAACTTAGATATGAAATATAATTTTAAAGATAGAGATGAAATGATAGCTATGTATAATAGCATAAAAACACCACATTCACACAATATAGTTTTAGATGGTAATTCTATAATTGTTGAATGGGATGGCAAAGAGCCAGAATCTTGGAAAGAATACAAAGCAAAAAAGAAAAATGATAAAAGTAAGTAAGTACGAATTTGATTCTAAAAGTCAAGCAAAAAGTAAAATAGATGCTTTACCTGAAAATCATAATCACGCTATAGTAAAGCTAGGCAACATTAAGCTAGAAAAAGGCGAGTATGATGATGAGGGTAACGAAACAAAATCACCTATTTACTCTACTAAATATCACGTTGATGTTCTTTGGAATGGAAGCGAAATACAAGAAATAGATGAAGAAGAAAACATAAGTTATGATCACCCCTACGGATGGAAAACTTACGCTATTGAAATAGATGGTGAGGGAGTACATTCTTTTATGGGAGTATCATATCAAGAAAATAAAATGTAATGCAAGAATTAAATACAGAATCAAAATTTAGTTTATCAATAAAAGAAATAGTAGGTGTAGTAATCGGTTTATCTACAGTATTTGGGGTGTACTTTACCCTAGCTTCTAGTGTAACCAACAACACAGAGAACATTGAAAGTTTAGAATCTAACACAGTAAACCCTATTGAGTTTCAATATAAAGACGAATTGGTAAGAAGCACAATAAAAAGAATAGAGGAAAAACAAGAAACTATGAATGAGGATGTAAACGAAATAAAACAACAACTAAACAAAATTGATGAGAGACTCTATCAAATTAGTAAAAACAAATGAGACTATGTGTAATAATTGCCTACTTAGTGACTTTTGTGAGTTTTGCCCAATCGGACATTAATATTGTCCAATATAGTGCAGAGTTTGTAAAATCAAATGAAATATCCTTAAAGCCTTTTAGATACGATACAAAAACGTTGTATATGTCTAAAGCACAAGATGAATTTAAGAAACTTAATATTAAGTATCTTCCTACTATTATATTGTTTTATAATGGTGAGGAAGTATATAGAATAGAGTCAGGTATTAGCTTAAAGCTACCTGAAAACTCAATACAATTAATAGAAAACCAAATAGAAGAAATAATAGAAAGCAAATTTTAATTATGAAAAGAATCTTTACATTTATAATGTTACTAATGTTTGTAGGTACAACAGCACAAGTAATTACACAAGAAAGATTAAAACGTAAAAATACATTCTTAAAAAGCATATACAAAGAGTTATTTAAGTATAGTACATTTTATGTTGCTGGAGACATTAAAAACCCTAAAGAAAACCCAAAAGATTACTTTGTAAGAACTAACCCAGATGGCAACTTATATGCACCTCCTGTAGTTGTTGATGGTACTGATTATTATGACTTTGATTATAGATATGGTTTTGGTATTCGTAAGTTAGCAAGATTTGACTACGAAATCAAAGGGAAACATTACTACGATGGCACAGAAAACAATATTGGACTATCAGCACCTAATTCGCCTGTAAATGGCTTAGAGTACACCTTTCACTACGAAAAAGAAAGAGCAAGAGACGAAGTGTACATAAACCACAGATACTTTATAAAACATAGTGGTAAGTATCATATGGTAAAACTAGAAAGTAGAGAGCAAGGTAAAATAGATTTTAACTATCAATCAGCAGAGGTAAGAGCTAAACTACCAATAGGTAAAAAGTTTTCAATTAGTGCAGGTGCTATCTATCGTACTCATCAACGTCCTTATGGATATAATCCTATTGAGATATGGTTAAACGAAACAGATGATAATGGTTTTCCTCTAAATCAATGGTATCAATTAGGTTATCAGTATGGTTTTACAGATGAATTTGTAACTATTGAAATAGATGGAGAAGAATTTTACGATTGGTATTGGTATGATCCACAAGGTAACGTAGTAGCACTATCAGATTTACAATTTAGGGATACTGTATTTGAATCTTTAATCAACAGATATAATAACGAAGTATGGGATGAGTTAGATGTTTTTGGTGTAGTATCTCCTGTTGTCGGTTTTGATTTCTATCATTACAAGCGAAACTTTTGGCTACACGCATACGCTTCATACTTACTTCCGTATCACAAATACGTTAAAGGAGATGTAGACTTTAGTTACCTCAACAGAAACAACTGGGGATTAGGTGGATTGAGACAAGATTCACAACACGAGCAATGGGAAGATTATCAAGCTGGTATTAGCTTTGGTTGGAAACTATCTAAAAGTGTTGGTGTATTTGTAGAGGGTGAATATACTAAGTTTTGGGATTCAGAGATATATAATTCAAGTGTAGGTTTAAATTTTAGATTATGAGAATAAGTAAACATATTTCTTACAAGGAAGCAGTACATAGTGCTACAGCAAAGCGTAGAGGTATAGAGAACGTTCCTAACGAAGAACAATTAGATAATATGTACAAAGTAGCAGAGTTTATATTTGAGCCTCTTAGATTGTATGTAGGTGGTGCTATAAAGATTACATCTTTTTTTAGAAGTCCTGATTTAAACACAGCAATAGGTGGAAGTAAAAAATCACAACATTGTAAAGGACAAGCTATAGACGTAGATGATGTATTTGGACATAAAACTAATTTTGAAATGTTTCAGTACATAAGAGATAATTTAGACTTTGATCAGTTGATATATGAGTTTGGTAGTAATGACAATCCTGATTGGGTACATTGTTCTTATGTTTCTAAAAAAGAAAATCGTAATAGAGTTTTAAGAGCTATTAGAGAAAACGGAAAAACAAGATACGAAATATTATAATGGACTTCTCAATTATACTTCTTTTGCCAAACGGAATAAACTTAGGTTTTAATTATTATCCTGCTGACACAGAACATAACTACGAAGAATTAAATTTATACGCTTTAGTCGTACAACTTAAATGGAGATTTTATTATGAGTAAGAAATTTAAAGAGACAACAGTAGGCAAACTTTTATTAGGAGCTGCAAGTGTAATAAACCCAACACTCGGTAATGTGTTACAAGGTGTTACAAGTCCACAAGAAGCTATTGCAGAGATTACTAAATCAGATGCACCACAAGAGGATAAAATCAAACTACAACAACTAATATACGATCAACAAAACAAAGAGATACAAGCTATAACTTCTAGGTGGAAAGCTGATAGTATGTCTGATTCTTGGTTAAGTAAAAACGTACGTCCTTTAGTTTTAGTGTGGTGTATATGTATATTTTCTTTAGCAGGTATCTTAGATAGTATAGAAAGCGTACCTTTTCACATAAATGATACTTGGAATGACACTTTTGAGAAAGTTATGATGGCTGTAGTGTTAGCTTACTTTGGTGGGAGAACTACAGAAAAAGCTACAAGTTTATTTAAGAAATAGCGTAATACGTAATACAATACGTAACTATAATACGTATATGTTGTTTAAGAGAGTAATACGTAACTATAATACGTTATATAAGCGAAGTTATACTTTTTTTTTGTAAATTTCAAGTATGCCTCGCAAATCTTCACGAAAAAACTTAATAAAACGTCTTGACAGAATTTTTAGTCTTTATATTAGACTAAGAGATGCAGATAAAAAAGGTATTTGTACTTGCATAACTTGTAAAAAAAAATATCATTATACTGAGTTAGATGCAGGGCATTTTTTAAGCAGACGTCATTTCTCTGTACGTTATGATGAACAAAATGTTTTTAGCCAGTGCCGATATTGTAATCGATATAATGCAGGACAACAATTTATTTATAGTATAGAATTAGAAAAAAAACAAAAAGGTTTATCAAAAAAACTACTTAAAAAATCTAAACAAACAAAAAAATTTACAGTTGAAGATCTGCAAGATTTAATAAATTCCTATCAAGAAAAAGTAGAAACTCTAAAAAAAACTTATTAACAATAGTTTACTTTCCAAAAATAATTTATAACTTTAAGAAAATTTAAATTATGGAAAGTCCAAAAGATCAGCTCATAGAAATGTATTACCAAAGAGTAATAGCTATGACTGAAAAAATTAATCAATTACAAAATCAATTAAATTATGAAAAAGGGAAAAATAACCCATATCAGTCCTAGAGGCGAATATACAAACGCTTCTGGTACTTTTAATAAATACCAAGTCAGGTTTGACGATGGTAACGAGTTTCAATTTCTGGCAAAAGGCGAGTTTAAGAAAACTATAGGAACTGAAGTCTTTTACACTATAACTAGTGAACAATATAAAACTGCTAGACTAGAGTATAAACCTCAAGCGAGTACATCACCTAATAAAGATCAGTTAATTATTAGGCAATCAATGGTAAAAGCAGCTTGTGATTTTCACGCTAATCGTCCTCAATCAGATGCACACACTGTACTTGCAGATGCACAATCATTTATAGACTTTATAAACAAATAGATATGGCAATAAGCAACGAAATATTTGAAAGCTATAGAATACAAGAAAGGGCGCAAGAACAATTAAAGGCGATAGAACTTCTTGTAAAACAAGGATATATAATTATAGATTTAGAAAATCAAATTATAGATAGGGATGGTATTCGTAGTTTAAGATACGATAGAACACCAAAAAGTATATATTTAAAAACTAATAAAAAATGAAAGTAAAAGGTAATATAGTAAAAATAGGAAAGATACAAGACATAAGCTCTAAGTTTAGAAAAAGAGAGCTTGTAATAAAAACATCAGAACAATATCCTCAACATATATCAATAGAGTTTGTACAAGACAAAGCAGGTTTGCTAGATGCAAATTTTTGCACACAAGGTGCTTTAGTAGATGTCTCAATTAACTTAAAAGGTAGAGAATGGAAAAACCCTCAAGGTGATTATAAATACTTCAATTCAATACAAGGATGGAGAATACAAGAGGCAGTAGAGGAAGTAGCTGTGGAGGCACAGTCTCCAGACAGAGAAGATGATTTACCATTTTAATTATTAGGGGGTTTCGTACCCCCTTTTTTTATGCTTATAAACTATTCAGAACATATAAACAAATTAAACGACTACCGAAAAGGCAAAGTCAAAGAAGCCTTAAAGTTAGGACACAAAGAGATAGACAGCTCATTCCGTTTTGTAGCTGGTAATATGAATTTTATTTTGGGGCATAACAATGTGGGAAAGACACACTTCACGTTTTATCTTATGTTGCTTTACTCACTAAAACACAATATAAGATGGTTAGTATTTTCTTCAGAAAATGACGCAGTACAGCTCATAAAAAAATTAATTGAATTTATAGAGGGTAAACCCATAAACAAAATAGAAGAAAAAGACTACGAAGAATCTAAAGATTTTGTATATAATCATTTTAAGTTTGTAGACATTAACAGACAATACACTTATAAAGAACTTTTAAAATTAGCAGAGAAAGTAAAAGATGCTTGGGATTATCAAGGTTTACTTATTGATCCTATAAACTCATTAAGAAAAGATTTAAAAAACACTAATGGATATGAGTACGGATATGAATGTTTGACTGATATAAGGCTTTTTTGTCGCAAACACAATATATCTACTTGGATATGCGCACACGCTGTTACCGAAAGCCTAAGGCGCAAACATCCTCCTAATCACGAATTTGGTGGACAAGTTCCACCTCCTAGTCTCGGTGATTCTGAAAATGGTGCGATGAACGGGAATCGTTCTGATGATTTTTTAATTGTACACAGGTATATCGCAAGTCCTGACGCTTGGATGTACACAAGGCTTTTTGTCGCTAAGGTGAAAGAAATTTCGCTAGGCTATAAACCGACAAATCACGAGCAACCAATACTATTCAAGTCTATTTTAAATAATGTTGGCTTTCAAGTAGGAGGAAAAAATTTAATAAAATATAGAACAAAGAAACAACTAACCATTGACAACACTAGAAAAAATAGCAAATAAACATTCTGACTGGTGTAGAATTGTTAAATCATTTGGTTGCAAGGGCAACAAGTGTGAGGACATTGTACAAGAGATGTATTTAAAAGTACACACTCTAATAAGTAATGGCACAGATATAAGCTATGGTGATGAGATAAACCATTTCTATATATACAGAATATTAAGGAGTTTGTTTATAGATTTATGTCGCAAAGAAGCAAAGATTACAAAAGTAAACGTTGAATACTTAGAAAAGTTTGTAGAGGAAGAAGAAATAAAAAAATACAAAGACATAGAGGGTAAAATGAAAGAGCTAGATAGTGTGTTAGATAAAATCTATTGGTATGATAAGAAAGTCTTTGATTTAATTTCTGGAGGTATGAGTATAGCAGAACTATCTAAAAATTCAGGTATTAGTTATTACTCGTTATATAATACATACAAGAATGTTAAAAATCTAATAAAAGAAAATATAGAATGGTAGAAGATTTCAAAGCAGATTTAGAAAGAGGCAAGATACACGAATTATATGTGCTTAATAAAATACAAAAGAAATACAAAAACGCTTACATAGTAGATGGATACTTTAAAGAGTATGATATATTTATACCTGAACTTGATTTTGGTGTAGAAGTAAAATGCGATAACAGAAGTTTAAAGACAGGAAATATAATTATTGAAACAGAATCAGCAGGTACAAGATCAGGCATTAGCACTACCAAAGCGAAGTATTGGGTAATATATGATGGTATAGATTATATGTGGTTATTGACTGACAACATAAGAAAGTGTATAAAAGATTATAATTTTAAAGAAAGGGAGTTTGTCTGTAGAGGCGACACCAAAACAAAAAAAGCATACTTAATTAAACAACATCTGCTTACAGATTACAAATAAATATTATGGGATTAGGAACACTATTAGAAAAAATCATAAACGTAATTACATTAGGTTATGGTAAACGTTTGGCTACTTGGGTAGCAAAGAAACTAGGAAAAGACGATTGTGGGTGTGAGGATAGAAAAAACGACTTAGATAAAAAGGTAAAGTTATGGTAGAAGAAGATTTAGAAAGATGGTTAGAGTTAGTTAATCGTCCAAAACAACACGAGCTAAACAGAGAACAAATTAAACTTGTTGCAGAGTTACACGCTAAATACTATAAACATAAGTACGATGAGCCCTGTACCTGTAATGGCAGTATTTACAAAAGATGGATACAAGACTTAAATAAGTTAGTATGAAGCTATCTAAAGTACATCAATTAGAAAAAGCTGTAGTAGCTCTACTTAATTTAGATGGTTGGAACTTAGAGCATTGTGGTAATGGCTATGAGCATTTTGATTGCATCGGCACTACTCCTAAAGGTGTACAATGTGTAATAGAGATGAAGTTTCGTAAAAAGTATTACCAGGATAAAATGATAGAAAAGTATAAGTATGATAAACTTTTAGAGGAGGATGCTATAGCACTTTACTTTGTAGCTGATCCTAAAGGCAATTATCTTTTTTGGTTAAACGACTTACCTAAACCTAAACTTGTGGAACTGTATTGTCCTGACACTACTTTATGGACTAAGAAGCGAAGTAACAAAGAATGTTATCTCCTTAAAGAATCAGAAGCTCATAAAATACATTTAAATAAATTTAATTAACATTTGTTTATATTATTCTTTTTTGTATATTGCAGTAAATAAAACTATAATTATGAAAAAAGTATTAATAGATGAATTAGTAATCTTAGAAGATTGTGTAGTAACAGGTACTTTTGCTTGGAGATCAGAGATTGATTCTAATTGGAAGCCGATGATATGGAATGAAACCTTTGAATGTTGGACAAAAGATTACTGTGGCTAAAAAGATAGACAACCTTAAAGACTTAGAGATTTGGACTGATCTAAACTTCTTAACATCTAT